ACATTTTATTTAATACCCCAATTAAAATAATCGATTTTTTTTTGTAATTCTTTTAGTCTTACGTTATCAGTTTTAGAAACTAATAAAAATTTAATTTCTTTTTCGATTTCGTCAATTGTTGTAGGTTTAGGTTTTTGTTGTTTTGCCATTAAAATAGTTTTTGTTGCGCTACATGATTATTAATTCGTTCTATTGCTTTGACGAAGTATTCTTTGTCTAATTCACACGCTGTTAAATCAAATCCGTAATCGTGACAAGCTATTGCAATACTTCCCGAACCTAAATGAGTATCAAGTATTTTATCGCCTTTATTGGCGTATTTATTTAGAATCCATTTATACAGCTTTTGTGGCTTTTGTGTTGGATGTATTTTACCATCTTTAGGAACTGAATATTTAAAAATCTTTGCTAATTTATCAAAGGAAGTCCAAGCTATTTCTGCCATTGCTAAAGTAAAATCATCGCTAATGCACTTATCCAAAACTATAAAACAGCGGGTTGGTGGTAGATCAAAATAATTCCCTCCCCAAATTATTTGCTCTTTTGAAACTCTTTTAAGTTCGTTAAAATATTCTTTAGTAGGCACACAATCCCAACCTTTGTCAACTACTTCATTAAAATTCATTTTACCACTTTTACCGCCTTTGAATTTATCTCCAATTCCGTATGGCGGGTCTACAATAGCCAAATCGAAATAATTATCAGGATAGCGTGACATTAATAGCATATTGTCCTCGTTTGTAATTGTTAGCATAATCTCTTACTATTTATTATTTTCCTATAAACTTTATTTGCAAATTCAGAATTACACCCTCTTTTACGGTAAAATTCTAAGACTCTTTTTATTCGTGTTAAGTTACTTTGTTTTGCCATTTATAATGTCGTTAAAAGTTTTCATAAAATCATTATTTTTATTTTTAGGCTCGCTAATAAATTCAATCTTATTTTTAATTAAATTCATAGCGTGAATTCTGTCGGTTGCTAAAACAGTACTTTTGTACTTTTTTCCATTAAACATGTAATATAGCGTGAAATTTTCCATTAGTTTGATTTGTAATTTTTACAACATTTTTTGCAATAACTATTTATACCGTTTTCACTTACTTTTATTTGTGGTTCTGGAATTTTACATTCGCAATCTGCCATAATTGTAACTTTTCGAGATTCACAACTCATTTTATGAACTCCGTTAAGCTGTCCGCATTGTTTACATTTTGTCATATTATTTTACATTTTATCAAATATATAATTGTTAATAGTTTTTTGTTTATCAAAATAATTCATTATAGTAAATGAACTCTTTGTATTTTTAAAATTAGTTTTTACCCAATCGCTTGGAGGACTTAAAGCTCCGAAGTTTTGATATTCAAAAGCAGTTGACGAAGTTGAATCAAAAAGCAATTGGTGGCTATCCCCTTTTCCAAATTCAATATCGTAATTATGCAGTTTATATTCGTCAATATAATTCTTAATTTTTTCTATTTGAATAGCATCTAATTTAGGCTTAAATCCAAACTTTAAACTCTTGTCGTCTTTTCCGTGTGTAAGAATAAAACAGCGATTTTCGATAATATAATGGTCAATGAATTTTCTTTGATTTATTACCTCTACATTATCAGGATATTTTAATTCGATGTAAGTTTTAAATGCACTGTTTACAATATATCCGAAAGAACCTGCATGATTATCATTGCATATATTTACTATTTTAATTTTAGAATAACTCTTAAATAAAGCATCAATCATTTGAATTTTAAAACGTAAACCAACATCAAAGGCTTTTTGATTATCCATATTTTGCGGTAATGAATGACCTCCACGAGTTGTAAAACCATCCCACCCATCCATAAAATCACCTAAATCATTTAAAAATAAAGTATCTGATTTTTGGTTTTTAATAATATAATTTACAAACGTTTCTAATCTTTTAAATAATTCTATTTCGTTCCATAAACCGTCATATAAAGAAAATCCATCTTTGTTTACATTCATGCCTACATGAACATCTGTGTAAATTGCACGGTCAAATAAACAACCTAAACAGTCACCAGGTAATAAATCATTGGAAAAATAAATTTTTACTGGTTCAATCTTATCCTTAAAAATACTTAAGAAATCAATTTCTTTTTCAATTTCTAAAACTTTTTTAATAGGCTCTGTAATTACCCATTGCTGTTTTGTAGAAACGTTAGTACTTACCCGTTTTATTTCGTGATTTTCAGGAATTGAAATTAAGTTATCAGGTACAAGTTTTTCAATTTTTGATATGACTTCTCCATCTTTATTTAAAGTTCTTTTCACTTCTGTAAAACCAGAATTATGAAAATTCCTTATTTCATCTAATCGATATGCTTGCTCTACATTTAAATAATATTTTTGATTTCCGTAAATATCACCGTTAGAAACTTCTAAACCTAATGCTAATGCTTCATATTGCTTAAGTCTTACTCTTGTTTTTTTCATAATTTATTTATTTTCATAGTGAGTTCCATCGTTTCCGTTTTGTCCGATAATATTCATTCGTTTGTTAGTTTGTTCCTCGTTGTACCAAGTATCTTTTTTAAATTGTTCGAACCATTTTTCTAAATCAACATCTCCTTTAATTAAAATATCGTGTCTTAATTTTATTAGCCTACTTTTAGCTTCAAACTCACTATAACTTCTTTCAGCTTGCCATTTAGCACCTTCTTTAAAACCTAATTTTAATGCTTGGTAATTATTACTTTCGTGCATTTTAAAATAATTGCGTGCAAAATTTACAGATGCTTCTTCTAATGTTTCTTTATTTTTCATAATTTTAATAATTTTTAATAAATTCATATTTAAGCTTGCAATACTCTCTATATTTTAAACTTCCTTTTTTGTAGCAGTTTATAATTCTATTATAGGATTGTATTACTTTTGTAAAATTAGTTTCCATTTTTTTTAAGTTCTTGTATAATTTTCTCTAAGTATAAAACACTGTCCATTTGTTCCTGTTTGGCGTGTTCCAACCAATCTAATAAACTTAAATCATCTCTATCTAATGTAACACCGTATTTTAATAATCCTACGTTAGAACGGTCTAATAATTGTTTTCTTACGGATTCAACTATTGAGCATTGTTTTATTTCTTTAAAATTTTCGTTCAAAAGACTACCTAAATAATTAACGCATCCTATATCATCTATAAAATTATTATCTTTTTTTATTTCGTAAATTTTATTTTTAGTTAAAAATGAATTACTTTCTCCGATGTACCTATATTGCTTCATAATCCTTTTTCTTTTTTGTAGATTTCTAAAAGTTCTTTAACCGTATAGTCTTTACAATAATCTTCGCTTAAATCATCAAACCACTCCGTAAAACCAATAGCAAAATCATCCGCTATTTTTTCGCATTTATTTGACGCTTCTGATAATTCGTCATATTTTAAAGTTCCTATTTGATTTTCAAACATTATTTCAATATTTTCAAATTGTTGTTTTAGATTCATAATCCTTTTTCTTGTTTAAATATTATTAATAATTGATAAACTTTTGCACTTCCTAATAAATTGTGGTGAGTTGCATAATGGTTAACTACTTTATTATTTAACCAATTTCCAAATTCAATAGCAAAATCATCAGATATTTTCTCAATCCATTCTGATTTATCTTCATTATTTCTTATTGGATTAATTACAGCACATTTTATTTGTTCTCTTAATTTCATAATTTCTCTATTTTATAATTAACTTTAATATTGTACCCATCTTCAAAGGCTAATAATTCTAATGTGCAGGACTGTATATTTCGATAGCCTGTCACCCAATTAGATAGTTTCTGCGCTGATATATTATGAAATTCAGCGTATTTCTTTTGTGTAAGTCCTGATATTTTAATCAGTTCTTTAAGTATTATTTGGTTTTGATTCATTGTTATAATTTTTCTATTTCTTGTTTAACCTCATTCCAGTATTGTTGACTATAAATTGATGCGTTATCACTTATAATTTCATCAACTGCTATTAATGCGCATTGTTTAGCTTCTCGTAAACTTTCTTGTGCCATTAAATAAGGCTCTCCTTTTTCTGTTAGTCCTAATTCTATTTTTCCAAATTTATTTACTAATTCAATTGCCTTTTCTTTTGGTGTCATAATTTCTATTTATTTAATTTTCTCAAAGATAGTCTTTATATCAATTGGTATAACATAATGATATAATTTATATTAATTCTAAATAAAAACCCACCGTTTAAAGTGGGTTAATAAGTGGGTGAATAAATTAGAACGGTAAATTATCTTCAACTTCTGGCTCATTAACTATTTCTGGCATTGCAGTAACTTGCTCTGATTTACTAATTTTCCATCCTTGAATAGTATTAAAATAAACTACTTCACCTTTTGGATTTGTCCATTCTCGACCTCTCAAATTAATTCCTATCGTAACATTTTGACCTACTTCATAACCATTCAAAACATCGCATTTATCCTGTACGAATTGAGCTTGTATATGTTGCGGATATTGTTCATCGGTTGTAACTACTACGTTTCTACTTTTAAACGTTCCTTTTTCAATAGTTTCACCTATTACTTTAATTTTTCCTGTAATTTCCATGTTTATTTAATTTTATTTATTAATAATTCTATTTTTTTTAATTCTGCAAGAACTTCTTCTGCTGTTTGCGAATCCCATGTGCATTTATTTAAAAATCCGCTTAACGCTGTTTTAAGATTCGGATAGTAAAAGTTTTCAGTAAATTCTTTAAACTCTCCAGTTCCTACATATTTTTTAGTAGTTTCATTTTTTACTGTTTTTTCTCTTTGTTCAAAGAATTGTAAAATAGTGTTGTCGCTATCGTAAACTATTCTATAATTTTTATTTAATTCCATGTTTATTTATTTAATTGTTATTTATTATTTCTTCTTTCTTCTCTTAATTGATATTCTCTTTCTGCTAATTGTTTTTTACCAATTTTTACAGCTCCGTAAAATATTGAATATTGTTCATCTTTCATATTTTCTGACCAATCACTTTTTTCTTCGTCTACTCTTTTAGATGATAAATAAGAACTTCTTATATCTTCTGGAATTGACATATAATGTTCTTCGCTCATTCTCAAAAATACTTCTCTGTTACTTTGCATAATTATTTACTTTTTAAGTTCATTATTAAATTTTCCAAACTGAAAACGGACTTTACCGTTATTGTCTTTACAGCCTAAATAGGTTAATTTACCATCTGTAAATTGTGAAAACCATATCCACTCTTTTAGCTTAAAATTCCAAGTAGGTTTATTTGTAGTTTTGTCGAATTCGTCTGCTGTTAATTGTACTTGTATTAACGGATAATCGTACAATTCTCTGCCTATACCAAGATTAAAACAAGATCTTTTAAATGCATCAGATGCTTCTCCTTTTTCCTTTTCAGTATTGCTTTCAGTTCCTACATCTTGTTTCCAAATCCATTGGCTAAGTTTGTCACTCCAAATACCAACAGAACAAAACAAATGATTGTCTATTAGTTCGTATTTCTTTTGCCAACCATCAACGCTATAAACATCGTCAAGTCGTTTCATATCGACTCTTGCATCTTTATACGCTAATATAGTAGCGTAACCTCCTTTATTTACCGATTGTACTCTAAAATCTATTTCGTTAATTTCTAAAGGCGTATTTATTTTTAACTGATTCATAATTCTATTTCTTTTAATTTATTTAATAATAATGTATTTTCGCCTTGTTCAGCTAATAAAATGCAATAAGCTAATAACTCCTTATTTTTATCCTCTTTGCTCATCGTTTAGTATTTTATAGATTTCTTCTTCGTAATTTTGTAATAACTCTTGAATATCGATAGGATTATCTTCTAATGTGATTTTATGTACTTCTACATCAGGAAATTCCTCTGGTTCGTATTGTGTAGCTGGGTAGTATTTACCGCTAACTGTATAATAAGCCGTTAAACTTATTCCGTTTAAATCAAATGTATGTGTGTTTAGTTTCATAATCTTAATTATTAGCTACTTTATGAAATGCACGTACCATACGGTCATTATCATTTAAGTAAATGTTATTAATTCTTTTCATCCATTGGTAAAATTTTTCTGTGTTGCTCATGGTTTTAGTTTTTATAATTTTTCTATTTCTTGTTTAACTTCTTTTTCTTCGTATATTAATTCTTGCAATCTAAATAAATAAACGTTTTCACTTTCAATTATTCCGCATGAACGTAAATTAAATAATTGTTCTTTTAGTGAGTAATATTCGTTTTCAACCGATATTAACGCGCATTGTTTAGCCATATTCCATTCCATGCCGTATTCTGATAAATTTACAACGTCTACATGATACATTCCATATACTAATTGTTCAGCTTTTTCTTTTAATGTCATAATTTCTTTGTTTTAAATTGTTTGACAAATATACAACTAAAATTTAATAATACAACATTATGATGATATTTATAATAATTCTAAATTAGCTTAGTTTGTAAATTATATACTTATATGTTGTATATTTGTTGAAAATAAAATATAAATTATGAAAAAACAAATAATAATTAAAGGAGAAGATTGGGAAAACTCAATTTATAAGACAAGAGAGTGGGAAAAATCAGTAGAAATAATTAGATAGGAACACGACTTTGTAAAAAAGCAATATGTAATTGATTACAAAGAGCAGTAAATTTTATTACTTATAACGTCATGCCACTTGGCGAGGTTGCGGACGATTCAAGACCAAAACACGCAAAATATTACTAATCTTTAAATTTAAAAACTATGTTTCAAAACACAAAACAAACCCGCAATCTTGCCAAATGGCTGTTATGCCTTGTTTTTCTTTCTTTAACTTCTTGTGCTGATGTAAGCCCACACGTACAAGATTGTATTACAAGTTCTCCTTATGGATTTTGGGGCGGTTTATGGCACGGAATAGTTGCACCAATTTCATTTATTGGTAGTTTATTTTCTGATGATATTGCATTTTATGCTTATAACAACAATGGAGGTTGGTATAACTTCGGTTTTGTTCTTGGAGCTGGTATTTTAACTTTTGGTTCGTCTCGTTCTTCAAAATAAGGCATAACGTTAAAGCATAACGGTAGTTTAGGAAAAGTAAGCCTAATATATCGAAGTTAAAAAACAAAATTACAAGTACAAGACAAATTATAAATCCAGCCTGATGCCTAAATTACTGTTATGCAGTGTTAGGGAATCGGCTTTATACTACGAATTATGCAAACAATAAAAATGAATTGCGATTGTGGAAAAGTTCACGAAGTACACGGAGATAATGAAGCACCAAAAAACGCTATTTCTATGGGTTGTAATTGGTGTCCTGATTGTGAAGATACAGCTGATTATTATTACAACGAATGGTATAATAACAATGATGAAGGAGACGAACCTATAAGTAATGAACCCGATGTTCCTGATAACCAATTAATGTTATTTTCGATAGCAGATGATATTTTGCAAAATCACATCGTTAACCGTGAAGTTGTGCAAGCTGTTCCCTAACTATCCGCTAACACTTATAAATGTATTACAATTATGAAAAAATATACTAAAACAAAGGTTATCCGTATTTCAGAAATTCAATTAAAAACTTTACAAAAAATGAAGTCTTATAATATTGATATGGGTAAGTTTATACGTGATGTAATAAGCGAGAAGATAAACAAAGAGTATGAAAATTTAAAACCTAAAGTTAAAAACGAATGTCCTTTTTAAAATAAAATATATGAAAAAAGTAATTAACACGCTCGAAAAGAGTATTGAACTCGCAAAAGAATTGAATGTCAATAGTATAACTATTGTGAAAGATGGATTTGTAATTAATGTTAAAATAAAGTAGAAAATGATACAATTATTAAAAGGAGATTGTTTAGAGTTAATGAAACAAATACCCGATAAGAGTATAGACGCTATAATAACAGACCCACCATACGGTACTACTGCTTGTAAATGGGATTCAGTTATTCCTTTTGATTTAATGTGGAGGCAATTAAATAGAATTATAAAGCCAAACGGTGCGATTGTTTTATTTGGAAGCGAACCTTTTAGTTCTGCTTTACGAATGAGTAATATTAAAAATTATAAATATGATTGGATATGGGATAAAGTTCAGCCTACTGGAATGCCTTTAGTAAAAAAAATGCCAATGAAACAACATGAGGTCGTATCTGTTTTTTATAATAAACAACCGACATATAATAGGCAGATGACAGATAGATCAATTAAAGACATAAGGCTAAATGCTGTAAAAAATAAATTAAATCAAAAAACAAATATTGGTTATGAACACAATAATGGCATTATATGCAAATATTCAAAAGATTACGACCCTACAAAAGTAAACCCTAAAAGTATAATTACATTTTCTAAACAGCCAAAAAGAATAAAAAATTTACACCCCACACAAAAACCAGTTGAATTAATGGAATACTTAATTAAAACCTACACAAACGAAAACGAAACGGTTTTAGATTTTACAATGGGTTCAGGAAGCACAGGAGTAGCTTGTAATAATACAAATAGAAATTTTATAGGAATAGAGAAAGACGATAATTACTTTAATATCACTAAAAATAGAATTGAAAATACTAAACTATAACCCTCGGCAAATAAAACCACAAAAACACAAATAAACACAATATAAAAAACAGGCTTGTATAGTCTGTTTTTTTTATTTCCTTAGTCTTTGTTATCTCAATTGTTTTAGTGATTGTTTGCCTGTTATAAATCGTTTTTGTGAGTATGTTATGTTTGCTTTTATCTTTTGTAATTACAACGTTTTTATATTCTTTACCATTTAGAAACATTGACTTACTGTTATCAAATGGTTTAATCGTGAATATATCATTTAAGATAGTTTCTTGCTTTAATATAACATCATTGTTAGTAGTTATAGTTCCTGATTCAAACGTACTTTTATTTAGCTTAACATCTCTGGTAGTTGAGCATGAAATGAATAATAGTAAAATGATTAAGTATTTCATATTATTCTTTTATTTCAAAGTGCATCCAATCGTAATTCTTTTCACGCCCTAATGAAACAAAACCATGTTTGTAAAATATATCAATCATTGGTTTATATTCTGGTCGTGCGAAACGTGCTGTTTTTGATGTTTCTTTTAATAGATTTCTTTCGGGGTCTAAATCGATAGCTATACCCCAGCTATGTCGTGAATAATCATTTCCACCTCTCATTTTACGAAAATTAAAACAGCCTCCGTAAATATCAATTCCTAAATCTTTTATTTTATTACTTCCGTAATGATTTAGAATTTCTTTAAATATTAATTCTAATTTATCACTAACTAATTTATGACAAGTAATTTTTTTTACAAAAACGTTTTTATCCCAAGCTAAACGCATAGGATAAGGTAAATTTAAAACTGTTAAATAGTCTGGATTTTCATTTGGAAAACCATATTTTTTAATTGCATTTTGTGTTGTTATCATAATTTATTTACTTTGAAATAACCATATAAAAAATCCTATCACGGCAGTAATTACCCCTTTTGCGACAAACTTAACATTAGCCATGTTATCATCTATTAGTATCTGTTTTTCTTCCAATTTATCAACCTTACTTTCAAGTTGTTCCAATAAGTGAACTACTCCTTTTTTACCTGTTAATTCAGTGCCAGTCAATAGATTTCGTATATCTCGTGTAACTTCCTTAACATCGGTCATATCTGACTTGTAAACTTTAAAATGGCTTTCTAAACGGTCTACTTTTTCTTCTAATATTTTGTTTGTCATAACGGGGGTAATTATGCGTAATTATTTTATTTTACCTCTTTCTTACTGTCTTGTGCAAATCTTGCAAATAATGCAATCCCAATAGCCACCAATAATTGACCGCCTGATTTATCCGTAAAAGCACCTGCGTTGTAAGCTGTAATTAAGGCATCAATTGCAATTGGTAAAGATGCTAATAATCCCGCTAAAGTTGTTTTGTAATTTTTCATATTTATTTATTTAAAGTTTATTATAAAATTCTTTTGTTTCAAAGTTAAAGTATGGATTTTCCATTTCAACCGTTCTAAGTTGTTCAACTGCTATTTCATTTTCTTGAATATTTTCAATATCCTGAGTAGCATACAATTCCTTACCGTCTTTATTTAAAATTGTGTATATCATGATTATTAATTTACTAATTTAATTGAGCGAATTCTTGTTGTATCTGTACTATCTGAATTTTGCAATGAAACGAACCAATATTGTGTAATGCTTGGGTTGTATGTTATCAAGTAAATGCCAGAAGTAGAGGTTGTTTCGTCATTTATTAAAGAAACTACTGGATTTGTAACAACTAATGTGCTTGCTGTTATAGATGGATTTCTGACAGCCACATAAGAATTTACCGCATTAGCTGATGTATAAGTTGCAATTGTTGTAGCTGTAGCAAAATCATCAATACTATTAACCTTGACTCTTAAAGTACATGTTCCTACAGAACCTATTTTACTAAATCTAATCTTTAAATTAGGCATGCATGAAGCGGGTAATTTACCACCTGCAATTGTATAAGTGTGCATTAATACTTCACTAACACCTCCTGTATTCGTACTTGTTGGGGTATCTGAAATTATAGTCTTTACAACTCCATCAATAGCATCAAAAACAGCATCTTCACTCGGTGACTTGTCAGTTACTCCGTTGGTTATTGTTTGTGTTATTTTTGCGTCAGTATATCCCTTAGTTGCAACTTGTGTTGAAGCTGTAGGAGTCATTGTGTTAATCTCCCCTAAATGATTTATACTTGTTGTTGTAGATGAATTTTTAGTAAATCTAATTAAGTCGCCAGTTGAACCAGTTCTTGAATTATATTGAAACCCTACTCCAGTACTCCAATTTTCAAAAAAAGTACCTATCCCACTTGATAAATTCTTTAGAAAAAATCCTAAACCAGTAGAGTTATTTCTTACTTGAATTGCAGAAGCATCACTCCCAGTGTTGTCATTATTCAATAATAAAGCACTCGAACCACTTATGCTTGATGTTGATGAATTAGTAAAGCTTGCAACAGCGTATCCGGTTGTCGTGTTACTATTTGTTAAAGCTAAAGTAGTAGGAGTTGCATCTGTTGAAATTCCTGTTTTAGAGCCTGTAAAATTTTGACTTCCTGTTGTCTGTAAAAAATCACTAACCAACTTTTTCTCTAAAGCAGTAGTACTCGAGTTTCTTGTTAGAATATCATATGAACCAGCCGAAGTGTTTGGTGTTGTAGATATTTTTGCAATAGCTAAGTTTAACGAGCCTGTAAGCGTAACAGCCCCAGAACGGGTTATGTGTCCAGTCTTAGTGTTTCCGGCATCAGTAGTTGTACCTGCTAAATAGAAATTAGAACTTGTGGCTGTTACCGACTTAGTAACATATGTCGTTGAATTATATACCCATGTACTCGCATCCGTTCCAATATATAAATTAGCAACATCGTTTTTTAATAAGTTATCATTCGTAACAGGTGGATTTTCAGTATCGAAAATAGTTGCTGTTATTGGTGATGTTGCATTTACATAAACTATTTTAGAATAATTTACAGGTAATCCAGCATTAACAGCATCAACTGTTGGGTACTTAGTACCAGTGCCATCAATAGCAAGTGAGTTTTGTTTATTTGAAACATCTTCTTTACCTGATATAATAGGCGTTATATTACTTTTACGTATCTTTTTGCTTGTACCTTGTGCGCTTTCAGTTGTATCCGATACATCAACTATATACAAAAAGTCACCATCAGCAGGTGTAGTTAATTCAGTTAAATCTGTTAATTTTTTATTTGCCATGTTTTAATTTAATAAGAAATTACTATCTTGTAATAAAAATCTATCGTTATTTTGATATAAGAAAAAGAAAGGTTCATCCGTTCCCATGTCTATAAATCCTGCGCTATTTAAGTCGCTTATAAAATAAGCACTATCTTCTTCTTTACCTTGAAAATCTATTTTAATACCGTTTAAATCGCTTTTTCCTGAGCCTGTTGTATAAGTTACATTCCCTGAATTTAAACCGTTATATAATCCAAAAATTCTATATTTTCCGTTGTTATCTTTAAATAATAATCTAAACTCTAAAGAACTTAATTCGTTTATATCTTTTGTACTTGCAGTTGGAAAAGTCAAAGAAATACTTTGGTTATAAAATTTACCCCCCTCATTTATTTCCATTGTTTCCGTTGGTGTAGGGTTTTGAACGCTATTAAATTCGTATATAAATGTTTCAGGAAAAGAAACTAAATAATTTCCATCAGTAACTATTTGACTCCTATTATATTTCTTAAATTTTAATAGCCAAATATTACTTACACCCGAACTGCCATCCTTACATTTACGATTAAATCCGTTTATAATTTCCATCCTGCTGTTAAATTCATTCCCTTAATAGCATTAACTTCATCTTGGTAACATTTGTATTCTGGTAAGTAATTTTTACAAATCCATTTATTAAATCTAATCACATACATTTGAGCCATATTTTTATACTTACCAGCTAAAAATTGTACTTCTTGTTTATCTACAACCTCAATTTTATCGCCAGTATGCTTATAAATTCCTGCATTATCTACCATATAAGAAGCTATTTCTATATACTGAGCTACTGATTCATTTTTAGTAATTGGCTTAATAAAATCGTTGTATAATTCCAAATACAAACCGCTTAACGTATTGGCTGTTTTATCAGCAACTATCTTATCATATAATTGACTGCCAAGCAAAGGTTCAATAGTTGTTAATTGTACATTTGCAATACAAAAAACAAATTTATCCGTATCTGTATTTCCACTCAATATTGTTGAGATGGTCATTTCTTGTGGTGTTATAAATAAAAGCTCTGATGCCATACTATTTTAATTTAAATGTCGTGAGGTGCAATTCCAGCTACCCCTGATGCTCTACTTTCTTTTGGTTCGTTTTTTGGATTTTTAACATCAATCTTTACTCCTATTTTTCTATATGTTAATTTTTCCCAATAGTGTTTGCAAGTTCCTCCTGTAAATTCAGCACTCAATAAACCTCCTCCTTTGTATTTCCAAATAGAATACGGTTTATTTGGTGTTGGGTGCATTCCAAATCCCGGATTTACATTTTTCTTACCCATCAACTCAATATCTTCTCGTCTGTAAATCTTATTTCTTCGCATCATTTCTTTACAAAAACCCCTTTCTGGATTTGCATTTCCAGCATAGCGATAACGATAAATGTAATAGTCTGTGTCCCATTTTGATTTTGCATTAGGGATAGCGTTTCCACTACTTACCGATGCTAATTCAAGTCTTTCTTCTTCTTCATAATCTACTGGTTTGGACTCTATTAATTCATAGTTTTCCAAATCTTCATCCTCACCGTATTCATCTAACTCAAACTTTTTTTTTTCGTCGTGTGAGCGCATTTGTACTGCTTTTTGTTCAGTTAACGGAACGAAATATAGGTCTAAATTAATATTGTAAAACGTTAGGATTTCTTCTAATGCTTCGGTTATATATCTTTGTTTAGGCTGTATAACACGTTTCATTAACTGAGCCTCTGCCTCGTCAAGTTCATTTGCATTATTACCTAATCCACCCTCTGACATAATACCAAATAATTTAGGACTTACAACTTTATGCCCCGTCATTATTTGCTGTCTACTTTCACCCGTTAGATATTCCCATTGTTTATGTTGAGCATCATTTACAGGAAAAGGTATTACGGTAATTTCAGCGTCTCTGCCATTAAAACTAATAACAAAGTTCATAGCATTTGGAGAGCCTGTTAATTTAGCTTTTATCTTTTTTTCTAAGTCGTCCTTTTCATCAGGCGAATAACTTCCACCATCAGGAATGTTTATAATATATCCAGCACTTAATCCTTTTTTAATTGAATTAATATAAAAGTTAGCAAGTTCCTCCTCCATTTCAGCATAAGGCAAAGCACTTAAATAGTCAGGGTCTGAAAAGTAGTTTTTACCAGCTTTATATGGTTTAATACAATAAATTTCGATATCTTCTTTTGAAGTTCCAAAAGCAGGATAAGGAACTGGTGTGTATTTTTGCGGATTGCTCCAATCCTTAGAATACCAATAAGTTTCTATTATACCATCTTCATTCTCTATGCAAGGAACTATCTGTTGTTTTGGAATATGGTATATAGCTCCTAAACTTTTTTTATCTTTTGATTTAATTACTTGAATAGATGCATCACCAAACAACTCAAAGTCGGAAATAATTTTACGTAATTCTTTTGAACTAAAAAGAGAAACAAAGTTTATCCAAGCACTTGTATTTACATTTTTTGAACGCAAGCCACTACCATATATAAGATTACAATAAGAATCTATAATTGCTGAATTAGTAGGCGAACCATTAAACCTATCAATTACATATTGATAAAATGAATTTTGCTTACCGTTTAAAACCCAATTTTTAGATTTGTTTTCCTCTAATTTAGGTCTTACGTAGTTACTTAGTTGTAATAATCTTATATCGTTACTCATAAAAGTATAGGTCGTTTGTTGCTTTAAAATCTTGTGTTATCTGAGAAGTTGCAAAAATTTTGTCTCTGTAAATTATACCGTTGGCATCTGTTATTTTAACCTGATATTTATCGTTTTCCGAAAAATTAAAATCAAAAGTTAATGTCATTATTCCATTTTGCGTTAAGTAAATTGGTGTTAATGTAGTTTCTACTTTTGTCTGTTCATTATACAAAAACAAATCGATTTCCCCATCAGCATAGTAGCGTGGAATAATTGCGATTAAATGCGTTGTATCGTTTGGGTCAACTTTCTTCATATATTAAAAACAAAAAAACCGCTTTTTTGTTACGAAAAGCGGTTAATTTAAAATAAAAAATAAAAAAGAATTAAACCAAAGCCAAAAATGCTGTTACGGTTGTAGCATCTAATTTAGGAGAAAGTGAACCTGTTGTAGAAACACCCGTAAGCGTGTAACCGTTTAAGTCTGCTTTTGCTCCACCGGTTGATTGTGCAACAGTAAAATCTATACCATCATCGATTCCGATAGCGTGAAAAATACCATTTCTATCTTTTACGACTGCCATAGGGAAACCGTAAGCTAAAATGTTCATTTGAGCCGAAGTAATAGCGTCAATTTTCTTAAGTACAAAAGTACTTGTCTGCGTGTTAACTGTCGTTCCATTATTTCTTTCTGGTACTAAAGACTCAGCAACATTGTTTCCGTCTCCTTCAAGTTCATACTCAAATACTGTTGTAAGAAGTGGATTGATTGCAGTTGCAACCCCTGCTAATACCGTAAAAGGATTTTCAACAAAGTTAAAAAGATATAGCTTACCTATACCGCCCAAACCTTGTTTACACGCCTTTTCTCTACCTGCTGTAATATCACAAGCCATATAATTATTTGTTTAAATTAAGGGCGATAACTAAACCGCCCTTGTTACTTATTTAACTATGCGATAGGTCTTGCCCAAACAATCTC